TGCTGCATCTTAGCAATCGTTTGGGCAAGCTCCGCTTGTTTCAGAGCATCTGATTGAGCATCACTCGCAACTTGCTGCCCTGTGAAGAAGGCTCCAGTATTAGGAGCAATTTGCATTAGAGATCGAAGATCAGCCATTACAGATACCCATCAAAAATACTGTCGTCATAAGAGACAGGGAACGAATCATTAAAGTCATTTAGTTGCGACTGACCATAGTCCCCGACAACACTGCCAAGGTTGGTTGTTGCAGTTCCTGTGCTAAGCTTGCTAATGAGGTCTTTAAGAGTCATGCCACCAATAGATCCACCATTAAGCATATTTCCCAGAGCGGCACTTAGTCCAGCACCAGAACTAGCTTGTTGGTTATATGCTGCTCCATAGTTACCAGCCAGACCCCGAGCCATGTTGGCAGTAGCATTAGCGTACTCACCACCAAACTTACCTAGGAAATCGGCTGTGCGAGGTCCATACTGACTGTTACGTCCAGCAGCAGCATCCTTGCGAGACATCTCTTCCCACAGGTATTTAGCCCGCTCTCCGTTAGGATCGTAGATGTCGTCGATTTTCTTCTGCTGAGTATTCATGTAGTTAAGCAGATTATCAGCAGCTTGGTTTTGTTTATTCTTGTCATACAGACCCGCAATTAGGCTGCCAAGACTACCTCCACCACTGCCTCCTCCGCCACCACCACCTCCGAGAATACCGCTTAGAGCAGAGCCACCTACAGAACCTAGGGCCTTGCTGATAATGGGGTTACTCAAGAGACTACCGCCACCAACGGCTGCAGCAGCAGCCGGACTCAGTCCAGAGAGTCCAGCCAGCGAGGATCCGAGTCCTCCTCCTAACGCGGTCCCACCACCTTCCAGAATAGATCCACCAATACCAGAAAGACCACCACCCAGACCACCACCAGCGGCGCCCGCCCCAGCAGCACCTGCAGCTAGGAGAGGCCCAAGAGCCATACCGGAAAGACCCTTAGCTGCAATTTCAGCAACCTCCCCGAGTGTCCACGGAGAAGTTCCAGAGCCAACATAAGAGTTTAGATAGTTACCATTGGCGTCGAAGTTCTTGTTGATCTTTCCATGATCGGCCCACAACACCCACTTAGCGTTAGGGTCTCCAGACTGTTGTTGGAGAGTCCATTGCTTACCATCACCGAAGATATCGCCAACAACACCTTGTTTTCCAGACCAGTCACCACCAAACAGATTACCAAGACTACCAGCTTGTGTGCTCATAGTCGAGGTGTCTACTGTTTGTTTAGGCGCGTACACTCCTGGGTTGAATATAGCCGCAGTTGTACTCCAGTCGTCATCCATTGCCATAATTTATTCCTTTATGCTGGCCGTGCCAGATAACCGTTGAAGAAGCTTCCTGTTGAAGGAAGGACAACGGAGTTTATGCCACTATTTTGCCACCCTACAATTTGAATATAATCTGTCTCCGACAAGTAAAGACAGGTCGAAATGGAAGTAATATAGGAAGTATCTGAATAAGATCCACGCATAAATTCAACGCCATTTTTATAAATAGCAATATATGCTGGGATACCTGCTCCAACCGTAGACCATTCTACGGACGCATTGATTTGATAATACCCCGATAACAGTGGAGTAAATCTTTGTGTGGCTGGATTGAACCACCGTAGAGCTGGCATATCATCATAGGACGGGTTTGCTGTTCCAGTTCCATACTCAATAACTGTGGCCGTGGCATTGGGTACTACCTGAGAACCAAAAGCACTCACTGTAGCAAAGAATCTAGGTCCGTATTGGTAGCCCTTCAGAAGTTGATATATGGTATCTAGCCATGTATCGACTTGCAAGGCCCCCATGATAATGTCTCTGGCCTTAATGGCCACACCTAATACTCTCATTGCTGTCCCTTATTAATGTCCATTTCAATCCAACGAACTCGGAAGGAGTAGGGAACTCCTCCTAACGAAATGCTGAATGCCCTAGATCGGAACATTCCAAGTTGACTAATCCAGTTGTCATTAGGAGTGAATGTCTTCGTAACAGATTGAGCAGAAGCCATCTCCCAATCGTTATCCAACCACGACACCGTTGCAGGAACTCCAGTGCTAGGGCTAGCGCATTCCACTTGCATAACAAACCGAGACATCGTCTTGGAATTGTTCGTTCCAAAGGTTAGTCGTGGGGTGCGAATCACCATCGTAATGGGACTAGTTACCACAGCCCCACTGATGTACAAGGCATCATAACCATCGTTCTGATAAATTCCAGATGTGATAATGGAATTGCCTAAACTACCGAAGAATCCATTAGTACCTGTTCCTACTGCATTCGCAGCAAAGAACGTAGTCGGCACAGCGTAGCTTGGAGAGAAGGCCGTGTAGTAGATTGGTAGAGAAGTGTTGCTTCCATAAGCAAATTCCACCCACAACTCAGTGTCAAAGTCGTAAGCAAACGTAGCAGCTCCAACATTAACACAATACAGCATATGTCCATACTGACGAATGAAATAACCGTAAACGTTAATGGAAGGCCCGACCTTGGAGATAAAGTTCACTAGCCAAGGCGGGGTAATGTCTTTGTATTTAAGGTCTTCAATCACTACCACAGCAGGCTCGCCGTCGTTCATATTGGCCAGCATACAGGCTCTGTTCTTATTCACCGCAATGGAATTGGGGAAAGCCAACCCAAACGGCAGCACGGCACCTTCGTAACGAGCCAGGGGGCTTCCTGATGCATTGGCAGCATCATAGAAATATTCACAACCATTAGCCCCGACAGCAACCAAGTAGTTGTTAATCTTCATCAGAGCTTTGATGTTGTCAGGATATATCTCTGAACTAATAAAGCTTCCAGCAGTCCACGTAGTTGGGCTGTTCAAATCACTATTGTAAATGTCCCCTGTGTCCTTCTTAGCTAGAAATAAATAGCCATCAAGGTAAATAGGATAGGGGGCATGTGGAGTTGGGAAATCCACATCTGTAATTTTAGTGGCTGTGGCTGGAAGGGTAGATGCATAGCTGTAACCCTCCACACCATCCACAATGATTAGAGACTTAGTGTTTGATCCATCAATGAACTCTGTAAACCCAACAGGAGAGTCTGACCCCTTGTTTGTTGTAGTCCATGTAATGATTTTAACAAACGTTCCAGGTGCAGTTCCTGTAACTCGGAACACCGAATCCCCAACATCCACGAAGTAAGCAGGGGCTGTGGTTGCAGAACCATACTCCCACACATACACACCCCGGACCTGTCCAACAAGTCCGGTACTTCCCGTGATTTCCTGACCAACAATGGGCAGCCTAAGCTGAGCCATTGTTTCAGTACCATCCTTATCGTTCTTATCCCTGATGGGGATTGTATTTACCAATCCTTCATCTGGACGTTGATTGATGGCTGTGTTGGAAAAGCCGTCTCTTTGGGCAATACCATAAGCAACCGGAATACGCGGGCTGCTGTACGTATCGTTTGTCGGCGCTTTAGAGTATGCCATAGTTACTGTTCCGTATTAGGTTGTAGAAAAATACTGCCCTCCTCAGAGCCGTAGGACAGAGCTTCATCCTTCCAGAACTTAGCCTCTGAAGCCAAGAGTTGTCGATCAACAGGAGGAATACCAAATTCAGGAGCAAGTGCCCAAGCTAGGTTATAAATAAGAGCCTGAATCCAATAAGAAGGAAAGTCAAAATCATCAGACGCACTATTCAAGTCTTCGTATGGGGCTTGGTAATGAATCGTGATGGTTGTTGTGCTATCAGAGGGTGTGGGCCACAATGTCAATGTGCCAGTAGTTCGCAGCGGTTGATAATAGAGATTAACAGGACTTCCTGACGCATTAGTAGGAAGCTCGTTAAAATCATATCTATTGTAAATGTTCAGGGGAGTGTTGTTTCCTCCAGAAGGAGTCCACATTCCCTGAAGCACCTTCAATGGCTGCACAGTGTTTACTGTTTGAGAAGGTCCAATAGTGTATGTTGCTTGACCAGATGTTGTTAGGAAGGAGGTACTGACAATCTTCCACACCGGCATACCGTCTGCTTGGAAAGCTTTAACTAAAGCGTTAAGGGCTTCGGCAGCATCGTTGGTTTGGTTGGTTGTAGGAGAAGCCCCACTAGCCAGTACACCAAGCTTTCGTAAGGCACCCTTGATAACTTGGTCCCTATTGAGGGTCCAACTAGTCGTCCCGGATGTTGCCATTTTTACGTCCTTTCCACCATTCCATAATGCGAATTCCAGTCCACACAATGGACAGGATCGAGGCGAGAGCCGGAAGAATCTTCAGAAATGCTGTCACGGCTACTCCCAACGAAAGCGTGTCAATGATATTTTTAATATGATCGCTCATCACGCATATTCCCACACAATCACAATACCGGCGCCGCCGACTGCTCCTGCTAAGGCAGAGAAAGCTCCGTTGGCATTGGCTCCAGCTCCAGCACCACCTCCATAAGTGTCCCCTGCACGCGCTCCGGTACTGGTGTTAACAATAGTCAATCCAGCGGCTCCAGCCGCGTACATGGAGCTGCCTCCTGTTGGGAGCAGTACACCAGAAATGCTAGTGGCAA